CTCTACTTTTTCCTCATACAATAAACTATCTACTATATGTTGCACCAAAAAATAAATCAAATCTTCTCTCGATACATTCATATTGGTTATCAATTTGCGCATGGTGATTCCACAATATTTATACCAATCTTCATCTCCTCTTTCCGGTTTTTTATTTGGTTCATCCATATATTCAATAGAAGTATCATAATGATTCAAAAGGACTTTCAAAAAAGAGGGTTCTCTCAATTTTGGAACAAGTTTTGCTGAGGCTGAGGCTGAGGGCGCATTTATAGAAGAGTTTTCTTGCTCTACTTGATCCTCTTTTTCTTTCATATTTATTGCCTTTTCTGTAGCCATGGCTGTAGGTTGAATAGAGAGAGTAATTTTCTCGTGTTTCCCATCAATGGGAACGGATCGATCAAATAGAGAAATAGTGGGATCACTCAATTCACTCGGTTGAAACAAATAATAATCACCAATGTTGATCAAATAACCGGATCGCCCATATTTATCCGTAATCATTTCAGTTGTAGAATGATCAATCATCTGTGTCAATGCAGAATAAATTTGCACCAAGGGAAAAGGCTTTGGAAAATTAATCTTTTGAATCAATATTTTCTTCTTGTAAAAGAATTGTTCTCTCATCAATTGGCGAATTTTCTGCATTATTTTATCATTGTTGGAGAGAATAAACGATTCATTATAAGATTCCTCGCGAACACGAATAGTATCCTTGTTCAAATCACTCATCGTCTCACCTCCAAAAGAAATACATTTGTAACTGCAATCTGCCATGTAATCACAATTGGCAGAAAAAGGAGCGTCTCCTACCTTGAAATCATTCAAAACCAGCCCATTCGAGAGAACTTGTTTTATCGCAATTCCCTTTTTCTCCAATTCTTCCATCATGATTTCCTGTGTCAAATTCCCCTGTTCTGAATTAATAATACAATCTATGGCTGTTTCTCTCAAAAGTCTACTCACCTTTCCTATTTGTTTTGCCTTGTATTCTGCTATTCTATAGAGATATACATCCGCGGCTTCTTGCTGCAAATCATAGTCCAACAAGGTTGCGTGCATAAAAATCTCTACATTCCTTTTTTCAAAGGGCAAATCCTTGTGACTGAAATTACGCACTGCACGACCAATGATTTGTTCTATACGACTCATATTATACCAAGGCTCCAAAATGTGAACCTGACGTATAAATTTGAAATCCAATCCTTCTGCACCCGCTCTAGATATCAAAATGAGTTTGATTTGTTTCCCCTCTGAATTGGCTTCATTCGTCAAAGCATTCACCTCTTCATCGTTGTGTGGAGAGAGACGCTTGTCCCCCGTTATCATGGCATATTTCATACCAATGCTTTTGACTGGCTCTTTTTCAAAAAGAGATTTTCCGCCCGCACCACCATAACGCGTAATACCTAATTCTTCCAAGGCCAATGCTACTGGGATCAATCCACCTTCAATGTATTGCGAATAAATCAAAATAACACCAGAATCAGGTGGATTCAATACATTGTCACAAATGTGTTTGATCTTGGAACTATATTTGCCAATCTCATTCGGAGAGAAAATAGGAACAACACCCCTTTTGTATTGAAAGGGGCCTATTTTATTGTCCTTGTTTTCAAAATCCATAAATCGAGAGAGACCCGCCGATCCTGTCATCTCCTTGATTTGCAAGGTTTCAGGAGACCCAGACCCGGATCCATCCATCATAGAATCAAGAGGATACAAAATATTCAACGCCTCCATAGGTGTTTGCAACAAAGTATATCCAAACGTTTCCATATTTTCAAAATTCATCTTTACACCTCCACCATGTTTCATCAAATAATCTAGAATCAATTTATACCCTTGTGCTTGTATCGTGCCAATCTTGGTGATATATAAATCAAGAATTCTATTGTTAAATAAAGAATCATCAATCCTTTTTCCATTCAATTGAAACAATGGTTTTTCTGCAAGGGTTTGAAATGAATGAGATGGAGAGAAAATAGCTGGATACACACGAAAAGGAAACGTATATGGATTTCCACCTTTGACAAAACTCACATATCCAGTGGCTTTCCGAGCAAGCAATTCTTTGCCACCCTCTTTGAAATCTCCATTCTTTTCAAATACGTCTTGCATTTGAATAGTAGCACGTCGATCATTGATATTCATCAAATTCAAGAGCCAAATGATTTCCGTATAATTGTTATACATAGGTGTAGCAGACAGCAATAAGAGTCGCAAATTATCCGCAGATTGAACCAAAAAAAGCAAATTGTCCGCCACTTGTTTGTATTTGGATTCCTCTGTGCGAATATTATGCACCTCATCAATCACTATCAAGGTATTGTTAAAAAAGGATTTCAAATTGGAAATCATCCTTTTCTTCTGTTTCATATTGGTTTTACCCGTTTTATTCGTCCTTTTTGTTTCATCTGCTTGTTCTACCATACTTGTATCAACTCCTTTGTTTTGTATGGTGCGAATCAAATTGGCAAATTCAATGTATCCAATAAACAAATAATAAGACTTGATAATGTTGTTTATTTGACTAATTACCTTGTCTTTTGACATTCCTTTTACCTGTGTAATAGGATTGATTTCTTTGATCAATTTGTTTCCAATACAACCACGAAGAGTCCAGATTCCATCCACCAATGTCAATTTTCGCTCGTCAAACAATTGCAATTTGAAATTATCTTGCACATTGGGCGACGCTACTATGATGATTTTTTTATTCATCCCTATTTGCTTCAAATAGTCTCGCATTTCCTCACATACGCCAATCGCTGAGCAAGTTTTACCGCTGCCTAAACCTCCGTAGAGCAATAAGCTATTGTAAGGCGTTTGAAAGGATAAAAAATTCTTGACAAAAATTTGATTAGGAGCCAATTCAAAATCGGCACGGCTCAATTCATCGGCTCTTTTTGCAATGTCTTCATAAATGTCACCATCATATTGCGTATCATTGAATTCTTTTTTCTCTGCAATTTTAATATTGAAATTAGGGTCATTCAACGTAGGATACAAAAAATCATTTTCCTCGGAATGTTCTCTCAAATATTCATGTTCCAACAACTCTTTTTTCAAGAGAAATTGATTGCATTCTTTGTTATACTTGTATTCCGGATGGTCTTCATCAAAACAAAGACGTATCTCTATTTTCTTGCCTGGTTCCTCTTCCTCTTGTTCCTCTTCTTCTTCCTCGTGCATTTCATTGCCCTTTCTCTCTAAAGAATTAGATAAACCACGAATATTTGGAGTTGCAGATGGATTTATATTATCTAAAATAGATGACATATGAATAGTATATATTATATATCCACATTTTCTTCTTTTTCATTGCAGAAAAGGTGGATTTAAGTATGATTTTTCAATAATAAAAAAGGTAATTATCCAATATCATTTGAATATTGCTAATCATCTGCTTCTTTTCTAAATGATAAGGACGAATGCATTTCAAACATTCGTCAATCTTTTTCCATTCAATTTTACTGACTTCGCTTTTCTGAAAATTCTGTAAATCATCCTCTTCGTTTTCACTGCTGTTATTGGAATCAAAATAGGCCAAAAAATATTTGTGTTTATAAGATTTATGATTGGATCCAATGAATATTTCTTCAAAAGGCAATAAATTTTCAATCACTTTGATATAGTTACTTGAATATCCCGTTTCCTCTTCAAATTCTCGTATAGCACAATCCAAATCCTTCTCTTGTGAATTACGTCTTCCTTTAGGAAATTCCCATTCTGTTTCTTTCCACTGGGTTCCACTATTTTCAATAATTTTTTCCAAAGTAATAACATTTGATTGTGCGCTTGATTGAAAAAATCTTGAATCACCTATAGAATGTTCAATATTACCTAATGTGTGAAAACCAGCGTGTGATAAATCTTTACTAATTTCTACACCATGTTTCAATAATTCGAATTTTTTATAAGACGATATTTCTTCACTTCTATATTGTTGTTGTAATCCTGCTTGTTCTCCCCACAAAGTTTTCCATAAATTGTCAAAAGTACCATCCAACAATCCATTTTTTTCTTCTATACTCATTTCATCTACTATTTTTTGGATTTGGTCAATATTGTTTGTAGTATATTTGCCTCGTATCAAATCAATATATCCAAAACTATCCTTCCTACGTATCATTAAAAATTCTGGTTTCCCCATTTGGTCATAACGAAATGCTATAATTCCATAACTAATTATCGGCAATTTACATTGATGAAACAAATGATTTGCTTTCCCGCAATTGTTACAAGTATTATTATTATTGTTTTTGATATTTTTGTTAATACCATTATTGCTATTGTTATTGCTATTGCTATTGTTGCTACTATTGTTATTAATACCATTATTGCTATTGTTATTGCTATTGTTATTGTTATTGTTATTATTATTGCTATTATTGTTGCTATTATTGTTATTAATACCATTATTGCTATTATTGTTATTAATACCATTATTGCTATTGTTATTGTTATTAATACCATTATTATTGTTGCTATTATTGTGATTATTATAATTCATGTAAAATAGGATATGTAAATCAATATATTATACTATGCGTAATGTTTAATTATGTTTTAACACATTAAATAATAAACAAATGATTTTAGATTCCACTATTTGGGGACCTCATTATTGGTTTTTTCTCCATACTATTGCCATATCCTACCCCAATTTTCCAAACAACATTACCAAAAAAAAATATTATGACTTGATCATGAATCTACCCTTGTTTATACCCATTGAGAGTATGTCTACCCATTTTAGCGATTTATTGAATGTCTATCCTGTTCAACCCTATTTAGATTCACGGGATTCGTTTGTACGTTGGGTATGGTTTATTCATAATAAAATCAATGAAAAATTGGAAAAACCAACCATTTCTTTGACTGATTTTTACAAGAAATATTATAATGAATACAAACCCAAAACCGCAAAATGGACTGAATATTACAAAACACAAAGCAAAATAATCTACGTAGTCATTTTACTCTTTATTCTTTTCATCATATTCTATTTTCACAATAAATAATATTGATATAATATAGCAAAAAAGCACAAAGAAACATGCATAAAAAAATGAAGAAAATACAAACAAATATACCGAAAAGACACTCAAAAACACAGAAAAAAACACTGAAAAAAGGTGGAGAAGTGATTGGAGCAGGTGGATTTGGATGTGTTTTCAAACCTGCATTAAAATGCTCTCATCCAACGCGTTTGCAAAGTCAATCGCAAAAAACAATCACTAAATTATTGAAAAAAGAGGATGCAAAAGAAGAATATGATTATATAATAAAATACAAACCTATTTTAAAAACCATTCCCAATTATTCTGCCTATTTTTTAATAGATGGATTTTCTTTATGCGAACCAGCGCCTCTCACTGAAGAAGACTTGATCCATTATACTGAAGAATGTGTATCTTTGAAAATATCCAAGCAGGATATCAATCATCAATTGAACAAAGTATTAGCCATTCAAATGCCGTATGGTGGACAAGATGTCGGCAATTATTTACCTCATATTAATTACGACAAATATATTCCATTAAACTATTCATTGATGGATTTATTAGTGCATGGTATTTTACCCATGAATCAAAAAGGAATCTATCATTGCGATATAAAAGATGCCAATATCCTTGT